CACATAGTTCATTCAAAGACAAAGTATCAATGAGTAATCTGTGTCAAGAAATTACATTGCCTACAACACCTATCAATGCAATAGACGATTCACAAGGAGAAATAGCATTGTGTATTTTAAGTGCAATCAATGTAGGACAATTAAACAATTTAGAAGATTTAGAAAACTTATGTGAATTGGCTGTTAGAGCATTGGAAGAAATTATAGAATATCAAGACTATCCTGTGAAAGCGGCAGAAGTATCCACAAAATCTAGAAGAAGTTTAGGTATAGGTTATATTGGATTGGCACACTATCTTGCAAAACAAGGTTTTAAATATTCTGAGAAAGGTGCTTGGGATTCAGTTGATAGACTTACAGAAGCATTTCAATTTTATCTACTTAAAGCATCTAACAAATTAGCACAAGAAAGAGGTGCTTGTGAAGGATTTAAACAAACAAAATATGCAGACGGTCTATTGCCAATCGATCACTACAAGAAAGAAGTAGACGAGATCGTGCCACACAAACAAAGAATGGCATGGGAGGCATTGAGAAAAGACATTACAAAACACGGATTAAGACACTCAACGTTATCAGCACAGATGCCGTCAGAAAGTTCTTCCGTTGTTAGTAACGAAACAAATGGTATAGAACCACCAAGAGCATTAATGGCAATTAAGAAAAGTAAGAAAGGTCCTCTGAAGCAGATAGCACCAGGGTTCCCTAAACTAAAGAATGCTTACACATTGCTTTGGGATATGCCAGACAACACAGGTTATATTAATGTGGTAGCAATGATGCAGAAATATTTTGATCAGGCTATATCAGGAAACTGGAGTTACAATCCATTACATTATGAAAACAATGAAGTTCCAATCTCAGCAATGGCACAAGATATGTTGTCAGCATACAAATATGGTTGGAAAACAAGTTATTATCAAAATACATATGATTTCAAAGGTGAAGAAGAAGATGTTCAACCAGCAGGGATAGACACAATGTCAGCAAACCTTAATGGTGCACACCTAAATGGAGTTAATGGCGAAGCAACTGTGGAAGAACAGTTGGCAGATTTAGAAGACGGTGAGTGTGATGCTTGTACAATATAAGCATATTAAATTTTTAATTGGAATGGATAACTAAATTGCATGACAAAAACAGTGTTCAATAAACAAAAAATAGACTACTTGAAACAACCCATGTTCTTTGGTGAAGATGGTGGTGTGCAGAGATATGACGAGTTTAAATATCCACAGTTTGATAAATTGAATCAAACAATGATTGGATACTTTTGGAGACCAGAAGAAGTATCACTTCAAAAAGACAGAGCAGACTATCAAGGTTTCAGACCTGAACAGAAACACATATTCACATCAAACTTGAAATATCAAACACTGTTGGATTCAGTACAGGGCAGAGGACCAAGTCTTATGTTCTTGCCATATGTTTCTAATCCAGAACTAGAAGGATGTATTGTTACTTGGGACTTTTTTGAAACTATACACTCACGTTCATACACACACATCATGAAGAACATTTACAGTGATCCTACAGAAGTGTTTGACACTATTTTAAATGATAAAGAAATATTAAAGAGAGCTCAGTCAGTTACAAGAGAGTATGACAAGTTTGGTAAAATGGCATTGGATCATGCAGTAGGCAAAAAAGTAGATATGATTGATCTTAAAAAACAATTATACCTAGCAATGAACACAGTGAACTTGTTAGAAGGTTTAAGATTTTATATTTCATTTGCTTGTACCTTTGCATTTGGCGAACTTAAACTTATGGAAGGTTCAGCAAAAATACTTTCATTGATTGCTAGAGATGAAGCAACACACTTGAACTTGTCAACACACATTATCAAAGCATGGCAAAAAGGAGACGATCCTGAAATGACCAAAGCAATGAAAGGCACAGACAAAACAGTTATTCAAATGTTTAAAGATACAGTAGAAGAAGAAAAAGCATGGGCAAAACATTTATTCAAAGATGGTTCTTTGATTGGACTTAATGAAAAATTACTAGGACAATATGTTGAATGGATTGCTAACAAGAGATTGAGAGCATTAGGTTACGATCCAATATATGATGTATCAGCATCACAAAATCCTTTACCGTGGACACAGCATTGGTTATCATCAAAAGGTATGCAGGTAGCACCACAAGAAACAGAAGTTGAATCTTACATCGTGGGTGGTATCAAACAAGATGTTCAAAAAGGACAATTCAAAAAATTCTCACTATAATGGTAGACTTCAATTCAATGAATGGTATGGAAGTACTATTTTATCTATTGACATCTCCAGAAGAAAGATTCCTTTGGGTGTTGATAGGATTGGGAGTAGCAATCTGGTTATTAAGTCTTTACATGGATAGAGATAACAAACAAGTTGATTGTAAACCAACACCACCAGAACATCACCTATAATATTGACTTTTAATCCTAAAGAAGTTATAATAAGTTATGCCCAAATATAATTTACTATGTACTAGAGATCATGAATTCGAAGGATGGTTTGCATCGGAGAAATCATATTTGGATCAAAAAACTAAAAAACTGATTGCTTGTCCAATATGTGATAACACAGGCATACGGAGAGCAGTAATGGCTCCGAATGTAAACGTTAAATCCAAAAAAATAAAAAGTAAAAAAAGCAACACTGCATTTTACAATAGCAGATCGACCCTGCAACATCTTAAGACATGGGTAGAAAAAAATTGTGAAAATGTTGGTGATAACTTTGCCAAGGAGGCTCGGAAAGCACTCGCTGGAGAACGTGATGACCATATATACGGTACAGCATCAGACAAAGAAATAACAGATCTTCATAAAGAAGGAATAGGAGCAATAAGGATACCAAATGTCAAAGATAACTAAAGCGATTGTATGGAGCAACGTAGGTTGTTCATACTGTGAACAAGCAAAAAACCTATTAAAGTCAAAAAATATAGAGTTTGAGGAAAGAAATATAGCACACGGAACGTGGACAGTGCAACAATTACAAGAAGCAGTTCCAGGTGCAAGAACAGTGCCTCAAATATTTGTTGATGAAAAACATATAGGTGGATTTCAAGAACTAAAAACATTAATTGATCAACAAGGGAGCGATAATGCCTAGTCTACAAGAAGGTGATATCATCACAATCAAACTGATGAGTGGTGAAGAAGTGTTAGCCAAACTGATTGAAGTTACAGATACTTCTATCAAGATATCAAAACCCAGAGCAGTGGTTAATATTCCTAACAAAGGAATAGGTCTTGGACCATTTGTATTCACAGTGCCTCAAACTGCTGATATAGAAATATTCAAAAGCAATGTTGTGTGCTACACAGAAACAGAAGATGGTATGGCACGTCAATACAGAGAAGGTACATCAGGGTTAACTTTACCTAAATAATGAATAAAATCATAGCAATAGATTGTGATGGAGTTTTGCTCAACTGGGAGCAATCATTTGATGACTGGATGAAGTTTCAAGGCTTCACTAAACACGCCAGCGATCACTACGATGTCAGCATGAACTATCACATGAACAAAGGTCAATGCGAAGTGTTGATAAAAATATTCAACGAAAGTGCATGGATGAAGTTTTTAAAACCTATTGAAGGGGCAGTAGAAAACGTCAAGAAAATAGCGGAGTTAGGCTATAAATTTCACGTGATCACTAGTCAGTCGTTGGACAAGAATGCCAATCAATTGAGAGAAGAGAATCTTAAGGAAGTGTTTGGAGATGTGTTTGAACAAATCGTTTGTTTAGACACAGGAGCGGACAAACATGAAGCCCTATCTAAAATTCCGGAAGGAACATTTTGGATAGAAGATAAACCTGCAAATGCAGAATTAGGACACGATATGGGTTTGGTAGCATTGCTACTTGACCTTCCTCACAATACAATGTATAATGAGGGTAATAGTTCAGTTCAAAGAGTAGAAAATTGGGCTGGAATTTATAACGTTATAAAGGAGAAACAACATGGCAACTCATGAAGAAATCAAAACTGCTTTCGAATCTTACTTATCAGAGTCAGAAGCATTCGAAACTAAAGGTGTAAAAGCCGCGGCGGCTAGAGCGAGAAAGGCTCTTGGCATCTTAGGCAAAGCAGTTAAAGTTAGAAGAAAAGAAATACAAGAGAAGAAAAACTCAATGTAATTCATTAGAGTTGCGGGTGTAAAAATCCGCAACTCAACACACGATTTTCCTAAAAGATAATAAATACAGCATAGAAAAACAAGAAACAAAATAATATGGCAACAGGTAAAATAAAGTGGTTCAATTCAGCAAAAGGATTTGGATTCATTACACCAGACGAAGAAGGTAAAGACGTTTTCTTACATATCTCTGCTCTTAAAGCCGCGAACCTTAAAGAGGTTATGGACGGTGATGTTGTAGAATATCAATTACAAGAATTCAGAGATAGACAAGTCGCTACCGATATCAAAGTAATCAAAAACTTCAATCAATAATAATCACTGCTTGACATTTTTAAGTGCGTATGCTACATTAAGCATATGACAGTTAAAATACAAAAGAATAAGATTGTGATTAACGACTTCCAAGCCTATTGGAAAAGTAAAACTGACCACGGTCATGAGTTTACTTTCGCATATGGTAAGGAATTCAAAGACACTAAAACATTTACTATAGAAGTTAAGCATTCTGACAAGATAAGAAGCAAAGATGGTAGATGGTCACCAATTAAAATTAAGTCTTGACATTTACCCAATAATCTGTTTAAATACACTGTAGACGTTGAAGTGTGTGCAATACACTTTTGGGACGAGGGTTCGACTCCCTCCACCTCCACCAACACTCATTTATAATAATCTGGTTTATTATGAGGGGGTGTACTTGGTTTCGACCGGAGCATAAAAGCACATGGAGTTTATCAGTCTGATCTCTGTAAAGGATCATTACAAATGCAAACGCATTTAAACCAGAAGTGACAGTTCCAGTTAGCATATTTGCTGACGCGGAATTGGTTGCCGCTTAATACCGGCCACTTGGCGGTTGATCTACCGGGCAACAGAACAGATCAAGTGTGGGAGTTTCGGCTCCCACATTTAAACTATCACTTTATCATTAAACCTTCACATAACATTATCGACACCTAATTTAAATAATTGTATGTCTAGACTTAAGAAAAAGAAAATAACACCTTGGCAAAAATGGAAAAAGAAGGCTCCTAAAGTGCCGGACATAACTTGTCCTACTATAGATGATGTGTTGTTGCGACTAGACAGATTCCAAGATCGTAACGAAGTAATTTCTAAGTATCAATGGAATCTAATTCATAAAAGAATGGAAAGGATCCGCATTGATAATGAACTACTACGTGA